CACCCGCTTGGCTTCAGCGGTGGCGAAGATCGCCTGCTCGCGCGCAGCCTGGGAAGCGAATAGTTCAGCGGCCAGCGCCTGTGTCATGGTGATGAAGCTGCCGTCCATCGTCTTCCACTGGAGGTTCGCCGGGATGCTTGCGCCCATCATCACCAGCGCAATCTGCTGCTGCTTGGAGCGCACATCGGTGTGGAACCACTTACCCTGCACCAGACAGCCGCCGCTCTCTGTCAGCTCATCCCTGATCTGCTTCAGGCGATCCCAACGGATCGCTTTGCGCTCTGCGCTGGGTCGCTCAACGTAGGCGACATAAGGCGCGGTGTCGGACTCCACACGCTGATATTTCATGCCGTCATAGTCAGCAGGTGGCGCGGATTCTTCAACCTCGCTGATACCCAGAGCGGGCCACAAGCTGCGGTCAGTGAAGTTTGGGTATGTCACACCGTCGATGGTGGATTTGGCGTAGACGTTGAAGCGTTTACCATTGCGAATCTGGATCATGGGTTGACCTTTGCTCGGTTGGGGTAGTCGAACTCGTCAACGAACGACGAGACCGAGAATGTGTTGCTGCCAGAGGCGTTGTAGCTGGCGCTACTGGTTCGTATCTTGATGCCATTGGCAAGGCGATCAGCATGGGTGCCCCATGTCACAGCGTTGCCGTTGATCGTCATGGTGTCTGGCGTACCACCCAGCCATACAAACGGGCCGTCTGCACTGGCATTTCCAGTCAACGAGCCGCTGCTAATAGGTGTGATGCTCAGATTTGCTGTGCAGAGCGGCAGGAAGCCAGTGGGGGGCGTGTAGGCAAAGGGGCGTTGGCCTGCGTTGAAGTTTGCTGTGGTCGAAAACAGCCCGACATATACAAACAAACCTTGCGGCACAGAAGTGAAGCTAGGATTCGACCCTGCTGATGGGTTGCCAGTTGTGCCGTAGGTGGGGGAGCCTGCATCAAACCAAGTATTGTTCCGGCCGATCCACAAACGGTTGTTGTCTGCGTCGTAAGCAAGCTGCAAAACATCACCAGCAACAATGGAGTAATTCGTAGTTGCTTGTCGCTGAGTCCCACCGCCGCTTAAAGGCGTATTCGCGGACGCGCCACCATAAAGACCCCAGAAGTTTGCATTCCCTGCTGGAATTACAGTCAGGCTCTTGGCAGAAGCGGCAAGCCCAAACGAAGTGATGTTGTTTGACCCTGATGTAGTTCCAATGACCAGCTCGACATAGTGTTTACCTGAAGCCGGTAGCGCAAAGGTGGATCGAGTACCCCTAAAGCTCTGCGCTGCCTGACTAACTTGCAGGTTCGCGTTGGCGTGAGTGTTCGCTGTGTCCAACGGATTCAACACCGCAAAGTTATTCGTAGGTGTGTCGTCCATCCAGTCGTAAGTGACACCAGCCGTCAGACTGATGTTTGTAGCCGTCCAGTTATTACCGTTACCGCTGGCGTCAGCCGTCAGCGTGGTCAGGGATGTGCCATCGTTGAACGGCAGATAGAACCCGTTGGTGCCATAGGTGCCGGTGTACTTCTTAGGAACCCAGACACCGTTAGCGTTAAACTCACCGAAGGAGGTAGGATCAAGAGCTTGACCGTCGATGAAGTTGATTTCGGAGAGGTAGCCGTCAATCTGTCCACCTGACCCAGAACCATTACGACCAATTTCATAAGTGCGTGTAGCTATATCATTCCAAAAATTATTTGCTGCGTTTTGCGCCCAAATTGTGTTTGAGGAGAACGAAGTGACCTCAACGCTGTTGATGTACATACGCGCGCGATCAGCGGCGTTTGTCGCTGTAACATCGCCCATTACGACGATGTGGTAGTGCTCAGAGGGATCTCGTAACAAAGCAGTTGACTGCTTATTCAGAATTGTCGTGCCAGCGGAAACACATGTAAAACACAGTTGGCCGTTAGACCCCGGCCCAATAAAAAGGTAGTTCAAAATACTCCCACCAGCAGTCCCAAACCAAGTCCCCTGTCCAATAGTGCCTAGCTTTGCCCAAAAACTAATTGTGGCCTTGCCAGAAACGGTGGGAGTCCCAAATGACCTAGACAGGTGCGCAGAAGCACTTGCACGAAAGCGAAGAGACTTTTCAATCTGGTACGCAGCACCACCTTCAGAAAAAACAGCAGGAGGGAAAATCATGCGAACGGCCCTCCAGCAGAAACCAGTACGTTAGTGCCGTCAGGACTCCAGTAGGACAGCCAATACTCGCCCGTGACGCTGATGGTAGCCAGTAGAGTCGAAGTCACTTTGGTGGTGCCCGCTGCCGCGATGGTGTAGTTCGACCCATTGACCAGATAGATGCAGCCGCGCTGGCCCTGCGTGATGTTCGTGAATGTCAGTGTGAATCCAGCGGTCGGAGTGCAGAGAAAATCGAGACCGGCGCTCATGTCGAACGAGCCGTCGTTGTCTGTCACGGGAGTGGCGCGGGGTGAGCCTGTCCAGTTTTGGTCGCCTGCCAGCTTGGCCAATCCAGCCTCATAAGTCGGATCAATCTTTGCTTGCGTGACGCTCTGGTCTGCCGGGACGTTGATCGCCTGTGTGGAAATCCACCGGACGAACACATTATTCGTGCCGCTGGGTGGCGCGCTTGTGAACGTCAGCGTAGTGCCTGACAAGGTGTAATCGCTGACAGGAACCTGCCGAACGCCGCTGATGTACACCTCCAGGGAACCGATAGACCCAGGAGTCCCGGCCAGAGTGAATGCGGTTTGCGCGCCCGTTCCGCTGAACGACTGGTAAGGCGTGCTGACACCCTGCGCCACAGCCTGCCAGGCGCTGCCCGTGTAAACCCGCATCTCGTTGGAGCCAGAGTTCCAGTACAGGGCGCCCGTCAGCAATGCGTTGCCATCGTTGTCCAGCGTCGGGTCGCTCGCCTTGGAGCCAAGGTAGCGGTCATCAAAAGCATCGTAGGACGCCGCCGCTGCATTCTCGCTTACCAATGCTGCCGCTGCACTATCTGCCGCAGCGCTGGCCTGGTTGGGCGCGTCCACGATTGCCGCGATGTTGGCTGCCGCAGTCGTCACGTCTGACGCGATCCCGGCCACGGCGGTCACGTCGGTGCTGATGCCCGCCACCGTGATGAGGTCGGCGGTCAACTGCTCCAGTGTGGTCGTGTCCGTCGCAGGAACCTTGATGGAGCGGTCAATCTCCTCCTTGAGCTGCTGCGTCTGCATCGTCAGCAGATCGAGTGCGTTCTCGTGGGACTCGGCGGGGAATGCGTCGTTGTTCTGGTAGTCCGTCTCCTGCACGAACGGCACGTCGCGGATGATGGTCAGCTTCTCGCCAGTGGCCAGCGCCGACACCAGAGTGACCGAGCCAGTGTCGTTGCCGACGCCCGCAACCGTGTAGTCGGTCGTGAGTGTAAGGTCGGAATCGACGCCAGCAGTCGAGGTCTTGATGACGCGGATGTGCGTTTCGTCGAGAAAACGAAAGCCGACCGTAAACGGCCCGGTCGTGCCGGAACCAGCATACGGCCCCGATTTGTTGGTTTCAGATGCTACGGTCATGGCGCCCCCAAGGATTGCTGCATTCTAACTGTGTGGTGCGAAAACAACAACATTCATTGCGCGACCTGAGACGGCGGCAGATAGAACGTTTGCCCATACTCGGTCTGTGCCCGGCGCTCCATGCGGCGCAGGAAGCCCGGATTCAGCGCCTCCTGAATGCGGTACAGGATCGCGTAGTCCAGAGCCGAGCGCACATAAAACAGGTTCATGAACGGCGTGTTGTCCAGCAGCGCCTTGAAACTCGCCGCTGCCACATCGTCACCAGTGCGGATGCGCGTCCACAGGTCGGCCAGTGTGTCGGCCACGTTGGCCACCGGTCCAGTCATTGAGCCGGAAAGCGTTTGGCCCATGCGGTTGTACTTGCCGAACAGAAAATCACCGTACAGGCCCAAGCCGCCGCCCTGGACGAACGCCGCCGCCCATGTGTTCGGGTTGTCCAGTGGGCGCGGATTCTTGCCTCGCAGCAGATCCTTGATGCTCATGGCCGCGTAGCCCATAGCGGCAGACAGTGCCATGAACGACACCAGCCCAAGCATCTCGCCACGCCCGTTACGCATGTACTCGCCCAGCGTGTCGTAACCGCGCCCGTACACCTCACGGCCAAGCGCGGTCTGGACAAGCGCCACCGGGAAGGATTTGAACTGCCATACGAAGCGCAGGATTTCACCAACCACGGTCCCAGGCTGAGTGCCTCGCATCAGGAACGCCCTTGCCCGGGCACCCGGCTCGATGACGGCGTGGTGCATCCGGTCAATCGTCATGGCGCGCAGTGCGCCAGCCAGATCGTCCTGCAGGTTCAGGATCGCGGCGTCTGACACCTTGCGGCCAACAGAGGTGATGTATGCCTCCATTGCCGACTGCGGTATCGTGGCTAGTCCGTCAGGCGTCATGTACATCCTGCCGTCGGCCTGATTGAGCGGAGCCAGTCGCAGCAATTCCCACTTGCCAGCGTCAATGTTGTAAAGTTGCAACATATCCCGCAGCGAGTTTGGGAGGCCATCCCATTTCTTGCTGGAGTTCTGCGCCAGGTAGTGCGAGTGCGCCAGCGCGTAGCCGTCTCGCAAGGATTCCGTCCACCAGTTCAGGCCGTTGAGCTTGAAGAACTGCTGCATGGCCCACGACATCTTGCCGCCGATCAGGTCGGGATTGTCGAAGCGGGCATAGACCGAACCAAGCGTGGACTCGTGGAACACGCCAAGCGAGGACAGCACCTGCTGCTTTTCGCCCTTTGCGCGGCCACGGGTGACGGCGCCGATGCCGTCCAGCACGCCGCCCAGCAGGTTTTTCTTCTGGCCGAACCGCATCTCGGCGGCATAGTTCGCCAGATCGGTGACGGACGAGATCAGCGCTCCGCCCAGCCGGGACATTGAGACCCATGCGCGGGTGTTCGCGCTGATCTTGGCGGCGGTGGCGTCACCAGGGATGTTCGCGGCGCCCGTGACGTGCGCCAGCAGGTTCTCCATCTCTTTACGCTTGGAGACGAACTGTGCGCGGCGCACCGAGTCACCACGAAGCGACTCGGCATACTCATCGAACAGCCGCTGCATGGTGGCTTCAGGATTCGTGCCCAGCACCTTCAGCAAGCCCGCCGACTTGGCTGCGTTGTCCAGTCCGGTCAGCACCAGTTCGGCCAGCCTGCCCTGTCCGAAGCGCACGTTGTACTCGTGCGCCGCGTTGCCGTCCTTGAAATACAGCGTGCGGCTGGCGGACACCTTCTTGGCCAGGTTCTGCGTGCCACGGAACGCGACCAGATCGCTGTCATCCGTTGGCGTCTTCATGTGCAGGCCAGCCGCAAAGTCGTCGTACATGCCGCGCAGCGAGGCCATCGGGTCGGTCTCGGAGATCAGTCCAAGGCGCACCATCTTGGCGATGTCCAGGCGCGATGACACGAACTGCACCCAGTCGGATTCACCAGCCTCGCGGATCTTGAACATGTCGTGCGTCTGCCGTGCAATGTAGCCCTTCAGATCACGAATCCATGCACCGAAGCGGTTGCGGGTGTTGCGCGCGTCGTTCTGGTACTTGTTGATGATCTCGGCCACCTGCACGGCCTCACGCGGCAGACGATCGTTGCCAGCACCATCCTTGCCCAGATTCCACAGGGCAGCGGAGATGTCGCGGTCGAAGTCGCCAGAGGTGAACACCTTGGTCAGACCCTGCTTTTCCAGGTCAGCGATCATGCCGCCCAGCCACTCACCCCGGAACTGTTTCTGTTCGGCCTCGACCGACATGCGGCCCCCTACCCGCTTGCGCTCAGTGCCCACAAGCAGCGCGCGGAAACCCTCGAAATCCAGGCCCGGCTTGCGGAACTGGTTGACGAACGTGGCGGCCTTCATGCGGGCATTGATGTTCAGCGCCGCGTTGCGCTTCTCGATGACGGAAGCCATCTGCAGGTTGTTCGCCAGCGTGTCTGCCGCCTGCATCGCGTCGAACTGCAGGTCATTGGCCACGTCACCAGACTGCATCGCCGTGCGTGCGGTGCGAGCTACACCGCGCAGACTCTTCACCTGCTTGCGCAGTTCACCCAGCAGATTGTCGATCTCAGCCGGGGTGATGTCGGGCAGCGCCGCACGCATGGCGGCCACGGCTTGAGCGTCGTTGTCCAGCTTGTCAGCCGCAGCACGCAGCACGCCTGCGTAGGATTTCGCGCGGGCCACGGCATCGTCGTAGGGCTTCAGTTCGTCAGCTGCGGTGGATGGGTCTGGGGTTTCGCCTCGGCTGTACGCGAGCTCCAGTGGTGCGCTGCCAGCCGCCTCGCCACGTTTAGCCACATCATGCAACGCAGCCACGGCCATCGCGCGGAAATCCGCCTCTGTCAGCGTCATGCGTTCCCGTGCAGCTGCGAACGTCCTGAACGCCCATGCACGCACGGCGGCCACAATCCGCTGCACCAGCGGCAGATCAGGCGAGTTCTGCACCAGGTAGGCCAGCTGTTCCTCGCGCACCAGGTTCATCGGCGTGTCGGCAGGCACAGCAGCGCGGGCATCGTTCGCCCATGACTCGCCGCGCAAGATGGCGTCGTCCAGTTCGGCCAGAACGGAGTCGAACACATCAGCGCCCAGCATCTCGCGCATACCGACGTGAACGCCGACTTCGTGCAGAACAATGCCGCGTGCCTCGGCTTCTGAGATGTTCTCGGCCACGACATAGACTGTGCCGTCTGGCGCTGTGGCCGCCTTCACGTCGGCGGGGTGCGGGCCGCCGGGGATGTCTTTCGGGGTGGCTACGATTTGGATTTGGCCGCGAGCGATTAGCGCCTCAGACGCATCGCCAAAGGACGCCTTCAGAGCGCCATCGAGAACGGCGGACGCCTGCTGTCCCTCAATGCCGCGCGAATACAAAATGTCGTTCTTGGTCGGGTCAAACGTACCACGGTTGCCCATCGCAGATTTGACCTGCGTTTCCTCGAAAGGAATGTAGACCGGGGATACGATGCTGCCGCCGCCCTTGCCTGACCAGTCAATGATGCCGTCATAGCCAAGCGACTTGAAAACCTCAGTCACCTTGTCAGGGATGCTCGTCCAGACATAGGAACGGTCGCTGCCTTCAGCATTGAATGCGGCAACCCAGTCGCGCAGCGTGCGGGTGTTCTTGTCCCACATGTCAGCGCCGGATTGCGCCGCCCGGCTGCGATCCTTTTTGGCTGCGGCATTCAGCGCATCAACCACTTCCTGCGGAACGTCGCTGGTGACCAGCGGCTTCTGTATGGCGATGTAGTTTTTGTAGACAGCTGGGAACTCAAGGAATGGGCTGTCAAACTGCACGTCCTTCATGGGCATGCCAGCCAGGCGCAGCACATCCATGAACTTTTCTTCGTCGTTGAACAGCGCGCCGCTCGTCAGCCACGTTTCAACAGCGGCCTTCAGCGGATTGCCCCGACGGTCATAGCCGCGCTGGGTCTGCTTCAGTTCCCACTCGTAGGCGCCAATGTCGCCGCCACCTTCTTCGTAGATGACATTGCCGTCATCATCGGTGCGGATGTCAGGAAGCCGCTGCTCGATCTTTGTCTTCACTTCAGGCGGCAGCGAATACCACGAACGGGCAACGTCAACAGGGTTGCGCTGGCCGGGGACAGTGATCTTGAACCAGTTGGAGTAATCCTGTTCCTCGTTCGACAGGCTGGTGTCAGCCTTGCCTTGCGCGTAATTCGACGCCAGAGCAGGATCGCTGGTGTGGTATGCCATCGGCCCACTGGTGGCGCGCTTCTTCAGGAACTTCGTGCCGACTCGATCAGGACGCTTGGTGCCATGAAACGCCTCCAACAGCACCTTTTCGCCAGTCTTGAAATCATGCGTGTTCGCTGCTTCTGATGTAACAAGCGGCGCGTCGTTCGACCACTTCGCCAGGTTCTCAGCGGCCTGCTCTGGAGTGACGCGCTTCGATCCGCGCGCGTACTTAAACGCCTGATCCCCCGCCTTGATCGTGTCGTCCAGCAGTGCCATTGCCTCGGCCTCGGCCTGCTCTGCCGCGCTCATTTCCTCCCACTTCGGGGCGGCAGCGTTACGAGCGTCCACAGCCTCAGACGCGCCAACATCAGACAGCGGGCGGTTCTCCGGTGCGAAATTCGCATCAGCGCGGGCAGCCACATCGTCAACCGTGTGCGTGGCCAGGTTCGGGTCCATGCCGACGATGGCGTCCACATCCACCTCGCGGCCATCCATCATCTGCGCCACGGATGCGCGCAGGGCGGCTTCGCGGGTTTCGGGTTCAACGAACGCGGCAACCTCTCGTGCAGGCGCTTCTGCCTGAATGGCTTCACGCTCCAGCATGGCCTCGCGCTGGGCCTCCAGCCGGTCAGCCTCAGACTCGGCAAAGTCCGCACGCTGGCGGGCCTCCATCTCGGCGATCTGGTCATCAATGCGCAGAACTCGTTCGCCATTGAAGGCGCGCGTCACCATGTCCTGCGTCATGCGAATGGCTTCATCACTGCCAGATTCGATGCCAGCAGGCAGGAACCCTTCCTCTGCCAGAATCTCGGCAATCTGGTCGTACTCGGTCAGGCCGTCGCGCTTGACCACGCCAGGCAGTTTGCGGTTCAGGCGCAGGCCGTTCTCGCCGCCCGCATCACGGGCTAGCGTCGGGTCGATGCCGCCAGCGCGGCGCAGAGCCTGCAGCAGATCGCGCCGGACGTTCGGCACTTCTGGCACGTTTTCGACCACGGCGGCAGGCGCATCCACCCGCCCAACCGGCTCCACAATCTCAGGCATCCCAGCCCGCGCAGACTCCGGAGCAATGCCAGCCTCCAGCCGCTGCTCAGGCGTCATATCCACAGCGGCGGCCATCGTCTCAGGCGTCGGGTCGATCACGGGCGCGGCACGCTGCGCACGGTAGCGCATCAGGTCGCCCAGCGCGCCGCCAAGGGTGTGCACACCACCCCCGAAGGCCGTGCCGAATGCGATGTTCGCCATCGAGTCGTATGCCGTGTAGTCGTCGCCAAGCGACTGGCGGCCAGCGTAGTACAGCGGCTCCAGCACTGCGGTTGAGATTCCAGCATCAGCCGCGCCAAGCAGAGCGCGGGCGCCAGTGCGGGCGGCGAAGGTTTCACCGACTGCAGCGGTGGCGGCCACGCTTTTCAGCGTTGAAATCGAACGAGTCCACGGCACGAACGCGGTGGCTAGGTTGATCGGGTCCACCATGCCAGCGCCGAACATCGCGGCACCTCGCGCCACACTGCTCAGCTCCCAAGGTGTGCGGTTGCGCACATCCTTCACTGCGGTCAGTTCGCGCTGGCGGTCAATCAGCACGTCAAGCTGCTTCTTCGTGAACACGCCATCGGCCATGCTCAGACCGCGCAAAGTCACGCCCGACTGTTTCACGATGTCCTCTGCCTCGCTAGTGGACAGCTTCGGGCCATCCTCGGACGCCATGCGTGCCTGGATATTGGCAACCGTCACCGGCCCATAGGACTCCATCCACGCCTCGCGCACGGCGGCGTTCATCTTCTGCATGCCAGTCGGCGCAAAGTCCTGCAGCGTGGATTCCTGGGTGCCCTGATCGTCAGATCCGAGGTACATCGTCATGTGGCGTCCTTCAGTGGTCAGCGGTTGCCGGGCGTCATAAGCGTCGGCGGGTTGTTTCGCAGGTTCTCGATCTGCAGTTCCTGCATACGCTTCAAGTATGCATCACCGTTGCCGGTGGTCGCCGACCGCTTGAAGGCTTCCACCTCGTTGGCCGCAGCCTTCGGGTCGTTCATGGCCGCCAACTGATCCCACGTGAAGCGCACCGGCTTGCCGCCTGCCGTGACCATCAGCTTCGTGCCGTTGTCGCGCAGAACGTAGAGCTGCACACCCTTGTCGTCGTCGGTCGTGTGCCACAGCGGGCGAGCGCGAATCTGCTCCAGATGCGCCTGCTTGGCTTCCTCCGGTGTGCGGGCGCCTGCCATGTCGGGCGGTGCGTCCACATCCTTCAGTTCGCTGACCGCGATGTTCATGCCGTTGCCAGCCACAGCCACGTTCACGGCCTTCGGGTAGCGCACGCCGTCGCGGATGTCGTAGTGGCCAAGCAGCATGGTCTGGGCGTTCTTCACGGCGTCTGCCGGATCGCGGCCAGCGGCGATCTGCTCGTAGGCCATCTTGCGCATGATCGACTCGTAACTGTTCACCGTGCCGACCGACTGGGCGCTCATCACCGGGATCGCTCTGGCGAACTCGGTCAGCACTTCCGTGACCTGCTCCTTCACGATCTTCTGCTGGTCAGCCGTCACGGCCTTGGCCAGTTCCTCGTCCTTCACGCGGGCCAGCCGGGACACGTTCTCGCGGGCCGACTGCGATGGAAGGTTCGGGATCACCAGCAGTTCACCGCTGATCTTCCCGTCGCGCACGAGTTCCTGGAACACCTGCGGGAAGTACGTCGTGCCGTACTCCGACTCCAGCGAAGCGATCAGATTGGCGGAGTCCTCCGGCCTCGTGGCGGCCATCGCCATCTGCGCCCAGCGGTCAGCCTGCGAAGGCGTCAACAGGCGGCGTTTCTGAATGCCAAGACGCTGCTGCTCGGCCATGTTGGCATCGAGGAACTGCACGTTCAGAGACTGGCGCTCCTGCGGCGTCAGGTTCGGATTGGCCAGCTGCTTGGACAGCGCATTCACGCGCGGGCTGGTCTCGGTGGCGTACTTCACCGGGTCGGCCTCGCGCTTTTGCATCACGGAGCTTGCCGCCTGAATCTTCGTGGCACGGCGCGCGTCTGCGCTCGCGTAGCCCTCGCCAGGCTGCGGCTGCGATGCCTCGATGTCGGTGCGGATCTCGTCAAACGACTTCGTGGTGTACGCGGCGATGTCCTGCCCCATCTGGCGGGACTTCTTGTACTCCTCGTAGATGCGCTGGCCGTCCTCGCCATAGGCGCGGGTAAAGCGCTCCGGCGCCAGCTCGACAGGTTCGACCTTGCCGTCCTGGTGACCAGCCTGCAGGTCTTTCAACAGGCGGTCGGTCTCGGCCTTGAACTGCGCACCGATCTGCCGCACGCGGGTCTCAGCGATGTTGCGCAGCGCATACACCTTGTCCGGGTCCAGCCGAGCCGCCGTGGTGGACAGGGGCGGAACCGTGAAGCCCTGCCCAGCATCGCTCACCACGCCAGTGTCGGCGGCAGCCAGTTGCACACCAGGCTCGCGGCGGTCCATCCCGGCGCGCTTGCTGATCTTGGACACGTAGTCTTTGGTTTCGGCAGGTGCGTACTGCAGCCAGTTCTCGCCGTGCTTCTCGACCAGAGATTCCACGCGACCGGGGCCAGCGTTATACGCGGCCAGCGCCTTCTGCACGTCGCCGCCGAAGCGCTTCAGCTGGGCGTTCATGTACGCCCGGCCAATGGCCTCGTTGTAGGCCGGATCGTTCTTGTAGCGCGTCTCGTCCCACGGCAGGCCAGCCAGGCGCGCGGCTTCAGGGCCGGTGCCGGGCATCACCTGGGCCACGCCTATGGCTCCTGCCTTGCTGGTCAGAGGCTTGCCGTCAGCGGCGAACTGCTTGCCACCAGACTCCTGACCGATCTGAGCGCGCCACAGGTCATCGGGTACTTCGCCAGCCACCACGGGCGCCACGGTGGACGCGCTGGGCTTCAGGCTGTCAGGCGTGGCCTTGGGCGGCTTCTCGCCAGGGTTCGCGGCCAGCCAGCCCTCGGGGTCGTTCTCCACGAACGCGCGCTCGCGGGCCAGCGTGTAGCGCTGCTTGATCCGCTGCGCTTCCTTGATCTTCGTGGCCTCATCCAGATCGGAGCGAGCCAGCAGCGCCTCGATGCGCCGGGTCGTCACCTGATCCAGAAGCTTCGGGTCTTGCCAGGCTGACGCGATGGTGCGCTCGTCGGCATCCTCGGCCACAGCGCTGTCAGCCGTCAGCTTCGCCTCGGTCGCCTTTCTCTGGAAAGAATACGCGCTCGTCACGAAACGAGACTGCATGCTGGCGACCTGCTTGCGGAAATACTCCTTGCTGGCAGGCGTGGCAAGCTTGCGCTCGTTTTCCTCGGCCCACTTCAGCAAATCCTTGCGGATCGTCTCGCGCATGTCGGGGTCGCCAACCTTCCAGGCTTGCGAGCGCTCATCGAGGTTCTGCTGCCAGTAGGCGTCACCTTCAGACAGGATGTTGGCCACTTGCACGGCGTCCAGGTCGTTGGCTTCCTTCTCCTGCTGGCGGCGCATCTGATCTGCGATGCCCATGCCGATGCCGCCGATGCGCTCCAGCGCGTTGCCAATCGGGTCTGCGCCCGATGCCATAGCCACGCCGGGCAGAGAGTCCTGAACGTTCCTGCGCTGGTAGAAATTGATGGTCGCCATTCAACGGCCTCCTGTGATCGTGCGCATGCGGCCACCAGAGCCTGTGCCAATGGCTCCAGCGCGGTCAGCGAATGCGGAATAGTTCGGGTTCGACATGGCGCCGTAGTACGAGGCGCCAGCGTTCAGCAGCGTGCCAGCCGCGTTCAGGTAGCCAGCCGTTTTCTTCTGCTTACCTTCCCAGCGCTGCATGTTCGCCTGATCCTGCAGGCCAGCGGCGCGCAGGTTGCCTTCATAGCGGATCGTGGCGCTGTCCATCTCGGCATCGTAGATCGACTGGCGCAGCATGTCGGCGTTCAGCCCGGCGCCTGCCTCGGCGCTTGCGGCCAGCGCCCTGCCCTGCTGTGCCTTGGCCTGCCTGCGCATCTGATCGTCTTGCGCAGCGGCATTCGAGCGGGCAATCGCAGCATTGGCCTCCATCGAGCGGGCGTTCGCGTCTGCGGCCTGCTGTGCAGCCTGGCCCTGCCGGATCGATCCCATCGCGGAGACAGCCGTAGAGGCCGCCATCAACATAAGTGGTACTGCTGCCATTACTTCACCCTCGCATACAAAAAACAGTCGCCTCCATCGGGGCGGTATGCCCGCATTGGCTCGGGCGTCTCCAGCGTGAATCCCAGCAGGCGCATCCAGCGGTGGCCTGCTTCAAACCCAGCATCGACCGTGGCCTCAATGCGCCGCCATTTCGCCTGCGCCAGAAACCCGGCAACCAGACGGTGGACGGTTAGCATCTGGCGGCCAGCGTCACGCGACATCAGCGCCCACGCCATTGCGCGATTGTCCCAGACTTCCACCACACCAGCGCACCCGATCACACGCGATCCGTCGGTGGCCGCGAAGCACGGGCCAGCACGCACCAGGGACTCGACGTACTCAGGGTTTGTCATCTCCGGGCCGAAATACGCCTGCGCGTCCTGCAGCTGCAGGCTGGCCAGATGATGGGGCCGCAGGGCTTCGACCTTCATCGTGCGTCCTGCGTCGTGACCTGCGGGAAGATCGCCACCAGCGTGGAGGCGGTCGGCTGGGTGTTCGTGTAGATCAGGTAACAGTCGGTGCTGTAGCCATCGGGCCAGCTCACGATTTTGTCGCCCGTGTAAAGCGGAACGGCAACACCCATCGCGTCGGCTGCGGTGCGGAACTGCAGGTCGTCAAGCTGACTGTCATTGCCGCCGTAACTGCCGCCCACCGTGTTCAGGAACCGCAGCACGGCGCGGCTGATGCGCTTCGTCTTTCCCTGTGACACGCCGTCCTGTGCGCCCGCTTCCAGACGCATGGACTTGTAGTAACACGGGCACGGCAGGCCGATCTGCACGACAGAGGCCGCACGCTGCAGCGTGATCTCGCCGCCAGTGACGGTGCGCTGCGGGTGCGGAGAGCCATCAGACAGCACACCGACCGTGCAGCCCTCCAGATGATCCAGGCCGCTGATCGTGGTGGCGGGTGCGCCGTCGTAGGTCAGGCCGCTGTCCACGTAGAACTGCGCCTCGATGTCGTCGCCGTCGCGCCACGGGCGGTCCATGTACTCGACGTAGCGCACCACGTTGCCGTCAATCGTGCGCTTCACAGAAAGCCACAGTTCAGAGCGGTCGCCCTCGGCTGCCGGGATGACGGCAATGGATTCCACCACGCCGTCGCCGCCAATCGGGTGACGGTGCCAGCCGCGCACCTTCTGCTCGTTGTTCCATGTGAACCCGATCAGCAGGCCGTCAGCGCGCATGCACCAGGCAATCGGCGTCGGCTCGTCGGCGAACACCATCTGCGTGACACCCGTGCGGGTGATGTGTTCTGACTCAACGGTCGTGTCGGTGGACTCGTAGCCGTCACTGCCAAATTCGTAGAACGTCTCGCGCGCCAGCAGGCCGGAACGCTGGATGAACAGGGTGGAGTTCCCATTTCTGACGGGCTGCATGGAGCGGCTGCCGAATTCGCTGATGGGGCGGCTGCGGCGGTTGTTCGGCCCAAGTGGGTCGCCGTTGGTCAATTCTCCAATGGCGAACTCACCGCCAGCTGTACCCACCAGCAGGTCTCGGTCAGGAACGATCCACTGCACATCGTTGATCTTCCCGGATGACAGCGTGACCGTGAACGCGGCGTCGTCCGTCACCTGGCCATAGATGCGCGGCTGGTAGTCCGTGAAGTCGGCGGCCACGGAGAACCAGACGGTGCGGCCACGCGCCCACACCTGGCGCTCACGGTAGAACGACACGCAGGTCGGCCAGCCTTCGACGGATGACCACTCGCCATGCGCCCAGCGCGCCGTGGCGTTGCCTGACCCCACCACCTGCGACGGCAGGCGTGACAGCACGGTGGCCGTGACCACGGTGCCAGAGGTGTAGCCAGTGATGCGCACCCAGCCATAGCCTGGGTCTCGGTATTCCCACTGCACACCCGTGTCGCCGTCGTACAGTGCCCCCTCGGTATGAACCGGTCGGTTCGTGCCGGTCGTGGCCGTGTTTAGTGCTGAGTACGTCTTGCCATCAGACCGGCGCTCCGCTCCTGCGGAAATGGACTTGCTGACCTCCCAGGCCGGGATGGTGTTCACATCCTTCGATTCCAGATAGAACAACGCGCCAACGTGGCCGGACTGGAATATCGAGGCCGAGGCCGTCAGCGTTATCCCGCTGCCCGTGGCTGCGCTCGCATAGACCGTGGTGGCCGTGTCGTTCAGCGACTTCCACGGGCCGCCGGTCGGCTCGTAGGTTGTGAGCGTGAACGAGGTGGCACTGGTGCGCTGCAGGATGCGCGGTGCGTAGGACGGGTGAGCCAGGTACAGGAAGTCACCAGACTGCGCCCAGCGCAGCGTCGGCGTGCCGTCGGCGTTGTACAGGTCGGCGCTCGTGTACGGCGTGGCCACCTCGACGGGGACGCCAGCCACCTCCAAGCGCCCTCGCACCTTCGTCACGGAGTCCCAGGTGTAGAACCGCACATACTGGTCTCCGAACTCCAGCACGTAGGCCTGGTCCACCGAATACTCGAAAGGCACCAGCAGAACGGGGCCGTCGGCGGCGTCCTTCACGGGCGCGATGTACCGCGTGCCGCCTCGGCGCACGTATGGCCCCTGAACGGTCGGGATGAAGTTCTCCAGGCGGCTGGCGGCGTTCGGATACTTGGCGTAGTCGATGCGACCATCCAGCATCGGGCTGAACTCGCCCGCATTGAGGTTGATGATTCCGGGTGATGCCTTGGCCATTACAGGATCTCGAAACCAGAAGTGCCCAGCGATCCGTCGGCACGCACGGTGAAGTCGGTTGCGCCCTCGCGCGACTGCAGCCACGAACCCCACGACAGTTCGTCAGGTGGGTTCTCAATGGAGTCAGCGAACACGGCGCGCCTAATCGCGTCGTCGTACTGCGCGGCTGCGGCCTGCAGCTTGCCAGCGCTCTGCGTCAGGGTCTCGCAGGCTTCCATCGCCAGCTTGCAGGCCAGGGCGTCCACGAACAGCGCGTCGAACTGCGTGGTCTCGGTGACGCGAGAGACGTAGCGAATGGCCAGCGGCGCCTGCAGATTGGTGAGAATCCGGTTGCCCTCCAGCGCGAAGGGGGCCGTCTGCTTGATGCCGGTGCGCACGTAGAACTCGTTGACCTGCACCAGGCGCAGGAAGTCGCTGGGCAGTTCGTACTGCAGATCCCAACCCCAGTCGGGCGTAGCCACCAGTGCCGACAGCCGCGTGCGCTTGATGGCGAAGTTCCAGTTGTGCGCGCGGAGTTCGGCGTCCCGCGTGGCGTCGTAGATCGACAGCAGCGTGCGGGCAGGCTTGAGATTGTCATTGACTGACAGAACGGTCGCCTCGCCCAGCTTGATGAGCGCGCGATTGAAGATCGAGACTTGACTGGCCATGGTGCGACTCCGGGAGTGGTGTGATTGTCGCACCAGTGTTGCGAAAACACAACGGTAATAGAAAACGGACCCGAAGGTCCGTCGTCTTGGTCATCGCTCAGATCACATCATCAGGATCGCCAGCTGGTTCAGCGGGCGGTGCCGGATTGCGAGGGCGCCTTGGATTGCGGAGCACCTTCACCTCAGGTTCGGCAGAGGCCGTAGCCTCCACCTTGTCCTGAACCAGCACCAGGCCATCAATGGGGGGATTGCCTTGGCCATCCCACTCCACCAGATCGCCGACCTTGATGCGCCGGTCGATGAAGCCCGGCAGGGTTGCGCGGTACTTCATCTCTCAGCCTCAGGTGATGTTGTAGCCGGAAGCGTAGCTGCGGTAGGCCTGGGCGTCTTTCACAAGGAAAGCGTCGAAGGCACCAGCCGTCAGCGGGCCGCTGGCCACGGTGTAGCGAACGCCGAGGTAGCGCTCGTAGGAACCAGCGGGAAGCTTCACCTTCACCAGCTCGGTGCCAGCAGTTGCGAAGCCTGCGAAGGCAATCGCGCCGGTCGAGAAGTGAACGGTGGCCGAGGTGGCCAGGTTCTCGGTGCTGTCAGACTCCAGCGTCACGGTCAGCGTGGCGTCGGAGCTGGTGTCGGTGCAGTCCACCACGGTGCGAACCACCAGATAGACATCCTCACCTGTGCCGATGTCGCGCGTGGTGTTGGTGCCCACCGAGCTGCCCAACGGGTAGAGGTCCACCACGTTGGTCGAGATCGCCGTGCTGGTGACAGCCTGGGCGTCAGAGAATTCGAGGAACTTGTCGAGCATCATGATTGACCTCCAGGATTAGGACACGGCGGTCTCGTTGTTCAGGATGGCATCGACCCGGCGGATCGGGATGCCCATGAACGAGAGTTCACCGCGGACGGGGGTGCCGAACTGGCTCAGGCCCTGCTCGATGCTCAGGGCGCTGGACGACTTCTGCAGGGCCATGACGCGCAGCAGCGAGAACACCGTGCGGTTCATGTAGAACACCGGGCGACACATACCGAACGACGGGATGCGGTCGATGGCGCGGCTCATCAGCTTGATGAGTTCGGTGGACGCGCTCGATGCCTGGGTGTCGCTCTGGGCTGCCAGGTGAGCGGTGTTGATGTTGGCGATGCGGGTGACATAGCGCCAGTCACGCAGGGCCAGGCCGCACTTCCACTGGTAGTGGTCGTGATAGGCGCGGTACTTGCCACCGGCTGGGTCGGACACGGTGTCCAGACCCAGATCGGTGTGCTGCAGACCAGCGGTGGAACCCTTGGGGTAGATGCCGTGGACGGTGTTGTCGCCCCAGCCCACCAGCCACACGGAGGTCAGCGTGGCAGCGCCGCCAGCGGAGATCACGTTCTGGCCGTTGGTCGCGCCGCTGATGGACGAGTAACGGGGTGCCAGACCAGTGAAGGCCTCCGGCTCGGTGCCGCTGTTGCCGTAGATCAGGGTGGAGGCCATCTCCTGGTTAATGGCTTCCAAGAAGGCCATGTTCTCGGACAGGCGGAACTCGGGGGTGTTGCCGTTCAGCTCAGCCAGATCCTTGTCCACCTGACCGAAGGCTTCCAGCATGCCGCAGGTGTCATCGACCTGCACAGTGGTGGACTTCGACTGGGCAACGCCATAGTTCAGCTTGCGCCATGCCACGTCGGGCAGGCCGGTGCGAACCGTGGTGCGGTGACCGGTGGGCAGGTTGCCTTCCAGCCAGAGCATGTCGTCCAGAATGGGGTTGGACTGGTTCAGGAGTTCGACAATCGTGGCCACACGATCATCGGGGTCACGGCGCTTGGCCCAGTCGGCGAGCGTCAGCGCATTGGTAGCAAGGGTAGTCATTTGACCTCCGAGTGGTTGGGCGCCGGGATGGCTGTATGTGGTGCGAATACAACATCACATGCGTGGCGAATATACAACAGCCGTTGGATTTTCACAACATGTTGTTTTTTCACAACCACTCGGAGGGCGGCTTTACTGCTGGTTGGAGCCGTACAGGATCTGCGCTGCACTGCGCTTGGCACCGCTCGTGGCGTTGCCCATGCCGACCGTAGCGTCGTGTTCGCCAAGACCCTTGCCGATGCCGTGCAGCAGCTGCACAGTGCCCTTGTAGCCCAGCACGGACTCCATCGCGGCAATCACGTCCTCCGCCTTCTCAGCCGGGAAGAACTGGCGTGCGGCACGGCGGGCGAACTCGTAGTTCTCCGGTGCGCGCTGGCCCCACTCGTTGTCGAGGTCGGCCTTCTCGGCGGTGTTCTTCTCGTGCAGGGCGCGGATCTCGGCCTGCTGGGCCTGCTCTGCGGCTGCGGCCTGTGCGGCGGTGAACTCGTTCCACTTGGTCGCCAGAAGCTGCGCCTGCTGGGGCAGAACGCCTGCGTCCTTGAACCACTCGGCAGCGGTCTTGGCGAACTGGCCGTCATCGCCTTCAGGCGTGGGCAGCTCGTAGGCCTCGGCGGACTCGGGCGCTCCGATCTGCTTGTAGAACGCCTGCCACTCCTCGGGTGTGGCTTCCTTGCCGGGCACCTTCAGCGCAGGCTGCTCGGTGGTCTCTGATGTTTCGGGTGCAGGCTGCGTCGGCTGGGAATCCCCGGCCCCTTCCGTCGGCGCGCCGCCATCGGGAGCAGCCTGCTGAACTGGCGCGGCTGGTGCCGCAGTGGTCGCGCCCAGCAGGTCGCTGGTTGCCGTGGTCACGGTTGCTTCGGTCGTCATGGTCACTCCTGTTGCGCTTGTGCGCGGTACAGGGCCGCCAGGTCGTGGTGGCCCTTTTCTTCAGCCTGCTTTGCGGCGAACTCCAGACCGGCGCGGAAGCCGTCTGCACCGTTATCTGCCATGTCTGCGGCCTGATAGCCGCCAGCGGTTTTCTGTTTTCCTCCCAGAGCTGGTTCGTATGTCAATTCAAAAATATCGGGCTTGCAGGAGTACAACTCACCCTGGACGCCGCGAATGATCCAGTCGCCCCAGGAGACAAGGTGCGCACCTTCCAGCGTTTGGATGCATAAGACATCGGGAAGCGGCGCGTCCATGTTCTGGCGAAACAGTGCGCCCGGCTCGCCCTCGTTCTTGTTCCACGCCTCGTTCAGCCACTCAGGCCATTCACGGTTGTCCATGCGACGCTCTTGCGTCATCTGGAACGCCTCAATAACTACTGGCTTTTTGGAAAATTTCAGTACCGCAATACCTTCGTTACTCATCGTCATTCCCCTTCAGAGCCTGAATCTGCTCATCGGTCAGGTTGAGAATCTGCTGTATCTTCAGCCACACCTCGCGGCGGCCTTCAGCCACAGCAGTCGCATGCGTGTCGATGTGGCCGTCCTTGGCCACGATCACGCAACTCGTGTCGGCCCGGCAGAACTCGCGCAGCTCATCGAGGATCGGCCTCGACTGCACGGGGTCTGTCTTGCCCTTGAGGAACACGGCGCGCGCGGAGTGGCGCAGCGCCCAGATTTTCGTGAACAGGTCTTCCATCAGTGCAGCACCCGGTTGTTGAACTGCTCATGGAGCTTGTCCCGTAGGTTTTCCATTGCCTCGACCTCGCTGGCGCCATCGCCTACCAGGTCAGGCATGTCCTCGAAAACAGCGTGCCACCGGCCAGCCATGTCGGCGACCGGGGCGATTTCAACGTCCAAAAGGACGTTCATGGTTGTTGGCTCATGGCTGTGGAAGGATGGACGGATCGTTCGGCATGCCCTGCGCGAGTGCGCTGGCTTGTGCCAGATCCTTGGCAGCCGATGCGGCTACCGGCGCGGCCTGCAGCACCTGCTCCATCTGAGCCTGTGCCGCCATCTCGGAGTCGATGGCCGCCATTTCCTCGTCGCTGTACAGCACCTTGGCAGGCACGCCGTTCACATCGAAGATCACTTTCGCGGCCTCGTCCACGTTGATGCGCTTGTACGCCTGCGGGCCAAGCGTCTGGGCCAGCGGCGCCAACTGCTCGACGGATCGCAGGATGGCCACACCTTCCTCGGCACGGCGGGCACGCTCCAGCGGGCTGGTGTACTCGACCTCCAGATAGCCAGCCTGCACCAGCTTCTCGGGCTTCGGCGGCAACTGTCCTGCGTCCTCCAGAATCTGGAGTTCACGGGTAATCATCGGGTTCAGGAACTCGCTCTCGGTGCGGCTTGCGGTTGGCGCCAGCAGTGCGCCCTTTTCCTGCGCGCGCAGCATGGCCTCGGTGGCCGTCATGGACGGGTTGTCCACGAGTATCTGGAACAGCGTGTTCCACAGCGCGTCGTTCACCACTTGGCGCTTTTGCTCCATCATCTCCAGAGAGATCGGCAGGTTCTCGCCAAACTGCATGGGCTGGATCATCTGGCGGCCCTGCTCGTCCACACCGCCGTAGTTGATCGCTGCAGGCGTCAGGCGAATGGCGTCCAGAATGCCGTCACGGTGAGCCAGCAGCGGCGGCAGGACTGCGAGCTGCGCAGCCTGGATCGTCGTGCGGTTCATCTCGTTGAGCATCTTCACGTCGGGCAGCACGGTCATCAGCGGGCTTCGGCCATAGACCTCGCCGGGCGTGACGGTGTAGCGGCCAACGCAGTACGGGAAGGTGCGGAACCCGCCCTCCTCCATGATCGTGCGGCTATCCACGGCGATGAAGTACGACGCGAAGTCCATGCCCCGGTAGTCGGTGCGGCGCACATCCACATCGGTGCGCGGCTTGACGCAGTGCAGGAACGGGAACTCCTGATCGGGTTTGTTCTCGGCTGCCGTGCGGATGTTCGGCGGGCACTTGTCACCCCACTTCTGCATGGCCTGGCGCGCGGTCATCCACCAGTAGCGGTGAACCATGTCAACGACGCCGTATTCGTTCTCCATGAAGAACAGCTGATCGACCGGCACGTTGCGGTAGAACAGCCCACGGCCAGGGCGCTCGCTGACGTACAGGCCCATGTTGCCGAACGCGCCTGCGTCGAAATAGCACTCGTGAACCTGGTTGTCGAAGTTCGCGGCATAGCGCGCAGCGAACAGGCGGCGGTTGACTTCATCGAGGTAGCGCTGGACTTCCATGTCCTCGCGCAGCTCCTCGTCCACCACCTTCAGCTTGTGCCACTCCTGATTGCGCGGCGTGACCAGCGAGTGAAAGGCCGACGCGAAGCGGTCCAGCGCCAGCGATGGCGTGGCATCGAAAATCTTCTCGGTGCGCTGCTTGCCCTTCGTCACCTGCGTGGTGTGGCGGCGTTTGAACTCAGCCTTGCGTGGCGCAGCACGCTCGGCGATCTCCTCCCACACCTGCTCGAAGTGCTCACGCTGCTGCACCATGCGGGCATGGATTTCGAGGATTTCGGTCGCGCGGCTGTCTGCCATTTCAGTCACCCTTCAGGTATTTCTCGATGAGGCGAGCGTTCTGCAATAGCTCGGCCACAGTTGTTGCCTCCGTCGTGGCATTCGCCAATCCAAGTGCTGCGTTTATCGCATCGCATCTTACGCCATAAGGCGAAGGCTCACCCGTCTGCTCGACAGCAATGGCTACCGCCTCTTGCTGGTCAGCCAAAAACTTAGCGAGCCTCGACTCGGCCATATCACTCGCCCAAGAGCTGCTTGCCAGCCACAGAGCCAGCGGTCGTGCCCATCGAGCCGGTGCCGATGGTCGCCTGCGTTCCACGGCGGCGGCGCATGATGTCAGCAGCTGTGCGGTCCACGATCTCCTGGTTCACGGTCGGCGTCTTGACCTCGGTGATGACCGGGGCGGGCGGTGCCTTGGGCTTCGAGAAAATTCCTGACATGCTGGGCCTCACGAAAAAATGGCGTACTCGGTCTGAGCGCGCTGCTGAATATTCGCTGCGGATTCTCGCACAGGGGCTGCAAACGTCAAAGCAAGGGCGTCTCCCAGGTCAGGTGAAGGCAAGCCTCTGGCCTTGATGTCGTCTTTCGACTCAAGCTGGATTTTGTCAGAAGCCGTGAACCGATACGTTGGCGCGGCCAGATCCTGCTTGAGCGACAGGTCGTTCACGATGCAGCCGCCAGCGCGAATCCAGTCGCGCACCTTGAACCACATCTCAGCCCGCCGATTGGCGAAACGCGAGTCAGACGGCGATCCTCCGAACGGAACCTCGCTGACCCGGTGGCGCAACTGGCGTAGGCGGTCAATGACTCCAGCGCCGTTACCGGCGTCGATGAACACAGCGGCGGGCTGCAGTTCGTCAATGGCCTCGGCCACACGGTCAGCCAGGCTCATGTTGTCGATGCCGCGATAGACGCGCGGCTTCATCATCTGCAGGCCACGGCGCGGCACGATCACGCTGCGGTCTCCACCAAAGCGCGCGGGGTCAACACCCAGCACGATGGGCGACAGGCGAATGTCCGCAGGCTGCATCTCGCGGCGTGCGGCATCCTCAATCTCGGCAAGGCTCATGAGCTGGTCGTCGCCAGATGCGGAGAAGTCGCACAGCATCTCGCGGGCGAACGACTGTTCGGATGAATCCTGCTTGATGCGGGCCACCTCGTCAGCATCCAACGCATTCGTGTCGTACACGGTGAAGCGCGCGGCGTGCCAGCCCTCGCGGCCATCAATGGCCTTGAAGAACAGGTCCGAGAACAGGTTCAGGCCGTTTGGCGTGCCGATGAACAGCGCCCAGCCTTTACGGTCGGCCAGCGCGGGCTGCAGGATGTCCTCCCACGTCTCTGGCTTGACCTGGGCCACCTCGTCAACCACCACGCCGTCAAGGCGCACACCACGCATCGCGTCTGGGTTGTCTGCACCGTAGATGCGGATGGTCGCTCCGTTGTGCGTAAACCGCACAAACAGTTCGGACTCGTTGATCTCGCACAGCTTGGCCGACAGGAGCGGTGCGCAACGCTGCTTCAGTCGCTGCCAGGCGATGATCTTGGCCTGCTTGAGCAGCGGCGCCACGTAGAAAAACAGGCCCAGATCCTGCTTGAAGTTCAACGCGGCGTTGACCAGCTCCATGATCGCCACCTCGGACTTACCGCCACGGCGATGCACGGCCACCACGGTGAAGCGCTTGCGCTGCAGGTGGACCTGCGCCTGCCACTGGCGAGGCTGGTAGCCGAGATCAATCGTTCGGGGCTGCATCGGGTGCCATAGGAATGCCGGTGACGATCACCATCGGGCCGCCTTCATGGCCAGAGTGCTGCACGGTCATGGGAAGCACCTTGCCGACCAGCGACATGAACGCAGCAGGGTTCTCGTCAGCCTGCCTCTGCAGGTACTCAGCCCCGCCAGCGCCATCGAGCGCTTGCAGGATCATGTCCTTGAGCTGGCCGTTGACCTTATTGGGCACACCTTTTGGGCGCCCCTTGCCAGCGTTGGGTGGACGGCGGTTTTCAGTAGCGCTCAGTACTTTGCTGTCTTTGCTCATGGTTTACTTTCCCCGCGAAGCCGCCAATTCAGCCCCACAAGCCGCGTAGCCAGCAAGGTCAACCCAGTTGTCATCGTGCGCTGGATTTTGGCTCAAACGCCCGATTTTCAGTAGCGCCAGCATCGCGGCCACGTCGTGCGGCTTCACATCGGCGCGCATGTAGGCCGACCACAGTTCAGCAACGACGCCGAACGTGTTCTCGGGTGCGCCATGCTCGACGTTGCGATCACGCAACACGCACTCGGCGGCTCGCTCCAGGGTTTGCTTGCGGTCCATGTTGAGGATTCTACAAAAGGTGTGAGGTTTTCGCAACAACGCCGAAATGCTGTCGGGGCTCGTCCGAGCCGAAGTACACATGGCAGGCATCGATGGCGCCAGGGTTCTCGCGGCAGTATCGGTTCTCCAGTTCGGACCGTGCCATCAGCAAAGCCTTGCGAGCCCGATCCAGCGACTTGCGTTCCGCCGAAGTGTAGCCATAGGCCCGCGAGATGATGGCCGACAGCCTCACCAGTTCACGATCAACCGCCAGCAGATCAGTGCCTGCCTGGTGGTGCTGCTCAACGTTCATTGGTTCTCGTTTCATAGGTTCTCCGAAGTATCATTTTTATCTGCTGACATTGTGGCTTACGTGCGCGAATAAATATTTCCCAAAAAAAATGGAGGAGTAGAGAAAAAAAGCTATCTGTCTTTCGCACACAAGCCACAATGTCAACATTTTGGGGTGAAAACGGGTGTTTGTTGACATTGTTGACGCTTTCAGGCTCATCCGCGAAACGCATCTGAGATGTGTTCACGAGCCTTCAAACGGCGCTTTCGCTCGTCCTCGGCCATGTTTTTGAACGTCTGGTGGACCTCCGGATTGACGAAAAACTCAGAATGTTGACGTTGTTGACTGAACGTTTCGACGTGTGGAGCGATCCAGCCGTAGTCCTCCAGGGCTTTCAGAACCCGCTGGCGGCGCCATTGATCCATGCCTCGCCACTGCCGATAGGCACTCACCAGGTCGCGGTTCTTGAGTACCTGAACCTCCTTGGCGAGTATGTATACGGCAATCCAGCGAACGTGTTCCAGGTCGGATGCCGATCCCAGAATGTCGGTGTAATACGACAGCGCGTGGGGCAGTAGGAACTTGCGCATCAGGGTTTCCACGCGCTCGGCGGTGGCGCCTGAAACCTGCTGAGTGGTGGGGTAAACCGAGCGGCTGGCGCACTCGATGGTGTGAAAAGTCAGCAGCAGGCGGGCGAACAGGCCAGCCCATTTGCCAAGGTGGGACTTCAGACCGCCAGGCAGTGAGCCGAAGGTGATGAGCTCGTTGGCGAACTCGGTGATGCGCTCGCGGACAATGTGGGCAGGCTCAGAGAGGGTGACGACCTCGCCGCTGGGCACGATGGAATGCAGATGGTCGATGAGCTGGCCGTAGGCGCGCTTGACTTCGGCGTCCTCTGGGCGGTCCTGCTCACCTCCTGAGTTCTCGCCCATGATGACCATGAAGCGCTGCATCAGGCCGTCTTCACCCATGTTGGCGGCCACGCGCTTTATCATGTCGGGCTGGATGCCGCCGACCATGCAGGCCGACCAGTTCGGAATGCTGACGTTGCCACGCATCACGCGATCCACCATGCGGTGCCCGCCGTTGTAGATCTCCAGCCAGTGAGCACGGTCCTTGTTGGCGCCCTTGCCGCCGTTGTAGGCATCCATGCTGCCGAACCAGCCCGTTAGTTCGTCCTGCACACAGAGAACGCCACGGCTGTTGTGCTTCAGGATCTCGGACAACGCCTCAATGGTCACGTCCTCCACGATCAGCCGCTCAAGCGTGGGCTGCTCTGGCGGTTGTGGCACGGGTTCCTCGTTGCGCTTGGCGGCCTTCTTTTCCTCTTTCCAGGCTTCGAGCTGCTGCTGGTACGCGCCCAACTTCTTCTCGTTGTCCTCGCACAGATCCTTGTTGATCTTCTTCAGGCGGGAGATCGCGCGCTTGAGGCTGGGCGACTTGCGCACGGACGGCGCGCCGACAATGGCGCACCACAGGCGGGCAGACTCGCGCCAACCAGTTTCATGGCGCTTGGGTTGAATCTCCAGGCCATCATGGATCACAGCAGCGCAGGCCACCAGCGCAGGGATTGCGATCATGGCTGGAGACACACCCAGCAGCGCAGCCTGGTCGAACGCATACGCCTCAATAACCTCGGGCAGCATGCCGGGCCGCAGGGCTGGCACGGGCGTCTCGGCAAACAGGTTCAGCGGCGCACTCCACTGGGTTTCGACAGACTCACCGATGGGTTCGTAGTCGGGCACGGAGTCTGGTTCGTGTTCGGGTTCATCGACTGGCGCCAGATCGCTCGGCGGCTTCGGGTCTTCAAAGCACATCCGCACAGCGTCCAAGCCTTCGGCCACATGCAGGTCGTTGAAGTCCGTGCCGTTGCCACGGTCCACAGCCCACAGCGGCACAGCAACCAGCGCGTTCACCTGCGTGGCGGCATCGATCGCAGCTGCCATACCGGGATTGCCCTCGGTGAATGCATCGTCGTCTGCCGCGATCACGATGCTGGCCGTCGGCAGGGCTGCACGGATCTTCTTGGCAACATGCTCCAGGTTTCCGGAGTCGAACGCCACGACGGTGCAGAACCCCGTGGCCATATGGATCGACACACCCGTGGCGTAGCCCTCGCAGATCACCAGAGTGCCATTGCGGTCAGGCTTGCCCAGCGTGGTGTATGCGCCCAGCTTCGGCGTGCCGGTCAGGTATTTTTTGGTGCCATCCGCGTGGATGACCTGCAGGCCGACCAGTGCGCCGGGGCCGTGGCGCAGCGGCACGAGGAGCATATCGCGCAGCGTGCGGGCGCCGATGCCTGAGAGCTGCTTGCGGGCCAGGTAGTTGTGGGAGCGCTCCTCTGCCGGGTGTGCTGCAGCCCACATCTTGGCGGCCTTGGCTGCGGCTTCAGCGGCCAGGCGCTCGTCCTCGGCCTGCTCCTCTTGCAACCGTTGTTCTCGCGCAACACGGCGGCGCTCGACTTCAGCAGGATCGATGGGCTTGCGGTCAGTCTCTGAGGGTTTCCAGCCGCCTTCCTTGGCCAGCGACACCAGCGTGCCAATGGACGCCTTGCGCGATGAGCCGGAGGAACGGCAGGACTTCCACACGTCACGAGCTGCGCGCGCGTCGTAGTTGCCAGCCGACTGGCTCCACTGGTCCCACGCATCGAATGCAACCTCGCCGAACTCGTCTTTCAGGACGAATGCGAGCTTCACCCATGTGTCGCGGTCCTCTACGCCGCGAACGTAGGACAGCATGCGCTCTGCCGTCTCCAGAGAGATGGGGTCACGCGACCCCTGTGTGTTCTTATTCATGCCCTGGTCAATGAACTGGCGACGAAAGGTGGGGCGGGCCTCGCCAGGGTCGGCCCTTGTCATTCGGTAGCTAGCCGGATCAAGCCCCGGAATCAGTATAAGCGAATTTTCTGTGGTGATGCGAAATTCTCAACGTCAAAACGGCGCATCGGGGAGATTCGGCGGCGTACGCGGCTGGCGCTTTGGTTTGTACGGCACAGGCTTATAGACCGGGAACGGCCAGTTGTTGGGTGCGGGGTGCGGGTAGTTCATGCTGTGATTGTATGCGTTTAACTCAACACAACAGAATGCCCACGCAGAACACTCAGGAATCCACCAGCCTCACCGCATCCTCAACCGACCGGGCAACGCCAGCGATTGCGCCGCGCGCCCGCATGGCATCGATGAACCGCTGCTGTTCTGGCCGTATGCGCCCGGTCGGGGTTTTCACTTCGATGTAGAACGCCTTGGAATCCTCGCGGCGGTGCCCGAACAGGTCGGAGAACCCGGCAGGCAGACCAGTGGAGACTGGCCGCCCGTCCTTCGTGAAGAACAGACCGACGTTCGCGCGCGCGACGAAGTGCCCAGCCGCCGACAGCGCGACCATTATCTGGCGCATCAGGTCGCCTTCAGTCTTAGGTTTTTCCATGCTGGCGATTATGTGAGTGAACCAGCCGCACGAGGTCGGCCAGTTGGTTGCCTGCCGCATCGCCTCGGCGCCTGGAGACCTTGGCAAGATACTCGCGCCGCTGGTCTTTCGTTGGCAGCGACAGCACGAACTGCGCCTCGCACTCAGCGCGGAACGCCTCGCAGAACGAACACACGACGGCGCCCGTCACGAGCGTGACCGTCGGCCCGGTCTCCAAGCGGTTGCAGCCTAGGCAGCCGTGATCCATCAGTACCCCCAAATCATTCGGCCAGCGACCATGCCAGCGACCAGCCAGAACAGGCCGTAGAGAACCAGAATGCTGGCCATCATCAGTGCTTCGTCACTCATGTGAATGTCTCCTTGTTGGTGTGGTTTTCGCATCACACAGCGCCAGCAAACCGACGCTGTTCCTTCGCTTGCCGTGCCCTTAATACCGCGCGCGCCCACAATGCGGGCCTGGCATAACCGCGAGCCTTCCCCAGCGCGATCAAGTCTGCCTCAGTCTGGGCGCGGCCTTGCATCACGCGGTGCTCTTTCTTCGCCGCCTGCGCAGCGATCTCCTTGAGCTCGCCGTCCACCTGCTCAATCACGCGCTTCTGCGGCTCAAATTCATGGCCGCACAGGCAAAAAGTCGCCCGCGAGTCAACGACGGCGAAGCACTTCGGGCAGGTCTTAACCGACACCTCGGACTTCTGCTTTTTCTCCTTCGGCCCCGCGCCGTCCAGCGTCCACTCGCGTTCATCGGTCGGCATGCCGTGGCGATCTATATTTCCTGCGTGGTCGAGAATGATGCAATCCGGCTTGCCAGGATGCGTGCGCAGCCCTCGGCCAACCGACTGGAGGAACTTCACCACAGACTGCGTTGGCGCCAGCAGGATGATGCACGACACGGCAGGAGCATCGACGCCAGCGACCCAAAGCGCGCAGTTGCACACCACGTCGATCTGGCCGCCCTGCAGCCCGGTCAGCGCAGCGTCACGCTCAATCGGGTCGGACTCACCGGCGATGGCCACGGCCCGGTAGCCAGCAGCGCGGAACTCGGCAGCCACGTGCTGGGCGTGTTCAATCGAGACACAGAACGCCACAGCCGGGCGGCCATGCGCCAGCTTCTGGTAGTGCGTGACAGCCGACCCGGTGATCTTCGGCTTATCCATCGCATCGCGCAGATCGCCCTGGTTGAACTCGCCAGCCGTGGTGCGCACGCCACTCAGGTCTGGAGTGCTGGGCGCGAAGTAGCGAATCGGCGCCAGCAGACCCTCGTCAATCAGATCCTGCGTGCCACAGGTCTCGATGATGATGTCTGACACCTCGCCCATGCCGCGCGAGTCCAGACGCCGCGGGGTCGCGGTTAAGTGTAGGAGATGCGCGCCGCCAGGCTGCCAGAACTTCGGCCCGGCCTTGGCCCACTCGAAAATCGTCTGGTACGTCTGGGCCACCGCCAGATGCGCCTCGTCCACGATGATGAGATCCGGCGGCGTGTACCGATCCAGCCTGCGCACGAGCGTCTGCACCATAGCCACCTGCACCGCCTGGCGACGGTCTGAGATGACGCCGGATGCAATCCAGCCGTGCGGGATGTTCTCGGTCAGCAGCCGCGCAGACGTGGCCTGCAGCAGCTCCTTGAGGTGAGCAAGGAACCACACACGCTTACCCTTGGCGAGCGCGCGGCGGATGATCGTGGCGCTGGTGTGGGTTTTCCCGAAACCAGTGGAGGCGCGCAGGATCGGCGCCTTGTAGCCCTGCTTGTACGCGGCAACGATGTCGTCAACCGCCTTCTGTTGGCGTGGGCGCAGGCTCATGCGAACCTCGCCTGCCGAGAGCGGTACATAAAGCAAGTCGATCCTGGGACTCGCTCAAGCATTCCAGCTTTAGCTAGGCGGCCAAGCTGGGCGTTGACCGTTTTTGAACCCGCCCGTTTAGCAATGACTCGCGGCAATTCAAAGCGCTCAAAGCTGATGATCTTCAGCAGTTGAATGTCTGTCATGCGCAACCTCACCAGGCGTTGCATTCAGTGCGGCGCATGGTTACGCCTCAACCACAGCAGCGCCCTCGATCAACTCGGAGGCGGTCAACTGCACACCCTTCTCGCGGGCGAGTTCCAGCAGACGGAGCTGGTGCGTGGACGGCACACGGCCATCCAGTCCACCCTTCGCTGCAGGAGCACGCCATCGGTAGATCGTGGATGGGTCCAGGTTCATCAGACGGGCCAGCGGACGCAGGCCACCAAAGCGGGAGATAACAATGTCGGCGGGTTTCATAATTCACAACGGTGTTGATACAAGCGCAATTATGCAGGAATCTCAACGCTGTTGCAATCGTGGCACCGTTTCTGTATTTTCCAGCGCACGCCATAGGAAACCGCTGGATAGCCCATGCCCGTCAACACGCGATGGTTTCAGGACAGGCTTTCAGACCGGGGCATGTCGCAGCGCGGCCTTGCCCGCGCACTCGGTCTGGATGCCGCCGCCGTCTCTCTCATGCTGAGGGGCAAGCGGCAGATGAAACTGACGGAAGCGGCAGACATTGCGCGCCTGCTTGGCGTGCCAGTGGACGACGTACTGGCCAGCGCTGGTGTCAGGCTCGACAGTGGAGGCGCAGAGGTGCCGCTGGATGGCTACATTGACGGCGCAGGTGAATTCCATTTCGAGCGCATGGGCAGCGTACCGCACCCGGGCGCAGGCATTCCGGTGGACGTGTCGGCGGTTCAGTGCCGCACGGCAGGCTCGCCACTGGCGCACATGGATGGCTGGCTGTTGTTCGGCCACGCCAAAGGACCAGCCTCAGGAGTACCAGCCGACGCCATAGGCCGCATGAGCTGGTGCCGCCTGAAGAATGGCGTGATCTTCCTGGCCGCGCCAACGAGGTCTTACCACCGTGGTAAGTGGAACCTCGACGGCCCAGCGGCATCATCGCGCGATGTTGAGCTGGAGTGGGCAACCCCGGTGATTCTCATCGTTCCCTAGTGTTGCGTGTTGGCAACGCGGGTAAACGATAGTCTGAATGTGTTGCGGTTTTCTCGCTGATGGTGTTATTATCTCAACACCTTAACGGAGAATCGCAATGCAACTCGTGACATTCAAGACCACCACAGGCACCGGCTGCGGCAAGGTGCTTTGCCAGTTCGAGCGCTGGGCTGACGGGTATTTCGAGGTCGTCGGCATCTGGGCTGACACCGAAGCCGCTGGCCCGCAGATTGAAGTCGGGCAGTACATGTCTGACAGCCAGATCGAAGACCTGCGTATTCAGGCCCGCGCCGAGTACATCAAGGATTGTGAAGCAGCGAAAGAGCATGCCGACATGGCGCATGCGGAATGAAAGGAACGATGATGAGTAAGCACACACCTGGGCCGTGGTCATATTTACCAGGAAATGGCCCAGCATTGCACCCTGCCGTTCAGAGAGGCACCGAAGGCGGATTCATCGTTCAAGGATTGAGCCGTGAGAGCGAAGAAGCAGACGCCCGCCTGATCGCCGTCGCGCCTGAGATGCTGGCGCTTCTTGAGCGTTGGGTATCTGACCCTGAAACGATTTCACCGAACTCAATCGTTGAAGACGAAACAATTGCCCTGATCGCCAAAGTAACCGGAGAAGCCAAATGAATCCACGTAGCAGCAGTTACCACGAGCGCGCACACCGCAGCCTGGAATCAGCGTTTGGCCCGTACCAGCGTTACGGCCTCGTTGAGAAACATGACCCAATGCCAAAGGCTGACAAGATCGTGCTGGCGGTGAGCATCATCGCCGCCGTTGTCCTGATCTGCGCCGTTTCTGTGGGGTGGATCGTATGAGCGCGCAGCACACACAGGGCCGGCTGTATATCCGCACTAATCGTCATCCAAACACTGACGGCACGGCTTGGGGTTGGGTTGACCTATATGAGCCAGGAAGCATGAGGCAGGCCAGCCCGCCTGGAATGCACATTACATGGTCAAGAGGACAACAGTCTGAAGCCAACGCCCGCCGCCTGGTGGCCTGCTGGAATGCCTGTGAGGGCATCAGCACCGAAGCGCTGGAGCGGTTAGTCAACACCATCGACAGAGCGTATGTGTCACTGCAGGCCCAGCGCGACAAGCTGCTGGCGGCGCTGGAGGTGATGCTGCGCAACTACACCGCAGTGCATGACATTGGCGACGTTGAAATGCAGCCAGCCATCTATCAGGCCCGCGCCGCCATCGCTGAAGTGAAAGGCAACTGACATGGCCACCCAAATCATCCAACCCAGCAGTCAGGAACACTGGCTCCAGATGCGCACGCAGGACGTAACGTCCACCGAGTCCGCAGCGCTGTTCGGCATGTCGCCCTACGTGACGCACTTCGACCTCTGGCACCGCAAGCGCTCAGGCGTCGTGCCTGAATTCACCGTCAACGAGCGAATGAAGTGGGGGAACCGCCTGGAGTCGGCCATCGCCCACGGCATCGCCGAGGAACAGGGCTGGGAGATCCGTCCCATGAAGGAGTACATGCGCGATCCCGACGCGCGCATGGGCAGCTCGTTCGATTTCGTCATCACCAGTCTGGGTGAGCCTGTCCACTTGGAGATCAAGAACGTGGACTATCTGGCCTTCAGAGATGGCTGGATCGAACACGACGACGGCACGCTGGAGGCCCCTGAGCATATCGAAATGCAAGTCCAGCACCAGATGGCCGTCAGCGGATTCAAGCGCGCGTTCATCGGCGCCTTTGTGGCTGGCAACCGTGGCGTCGTCATCGAGCGCCATCGCGACGAGGATGTGATCCGCGCCATTCGCCACCGCGTGTCCGAGTTCTGGCGATCCATCGAGGACAACCGCGAGCCGGAACCCGTGATGCCTGCCGACGCCGAGGCCGTCATCCGACTGAACCAGTACGCCCAACCGGGCAAGGTGATCGACGCCAGCGGTGATGCGAATATCGCTGCACTGGTGGAGGAATACCGACAGGCCAGCAACGCCGAGAAGAACGCAGCCGAAGACAAGGAAGTCGCCAAGGCGCGGCTGCTGGAAGCCATCGGTGACGCCGAGAAAGTCATGCTGCCAGGCTTCACCATCAGCGCCTCGATGATTGCTGAAACGCCGCCGACACTCATCACGCCGGAGATGGTCGGCCAGTCCTACGGTGGGCGCAAAGGTTATCGCAACCTGCGAGTCAACGTAAAAAAACAGAAGTGAACGTGTTATTCAGTGTTATACTGATGCGGAATTCTCAACACAAGGAAGCAAGATGGCCAACATTGAAGTCAAGGAGTTCTCAAGAACTTCATCGCTCCACGTCAATGCGCTCAATAGCCCGACGTTTGGCGCGCTCGTTACTCTCAGCCAGAACTCTGGCAGCCTGTCATTCACGTTCTGCATGACGCCAGAGCAGGCCCGCTACATGGCGTCCGCCCTGATGGCTCAGGCCGCCAAAGCAGATGCCGCCGCAACCCCCGCAACCACCAAGGAAACAGCATGAGCAACGCACTCGCAGAGATTCGCCCGGCCATCGAGAAGATGGCCCCTCAGTTCAAAGCCGCCCTGCCCGCACACATCCCGGTTGAGCGCTTCGTTCGCACCACACTGACCGCCGTGCAGACGAACCCGGAACTGATTAACGCCGACCGCCGCACTCTGTTTGCGTCGGCCACCCGCGCCGCGCAGATGGGCCTGCTGCCTGATGGCCGCGAGGGCGCCATCGTGACGTTCGGCGGCAAGTGTCAATTCATGCCGATGCTGGGCGGCGTGCTGAAGCTGGTGCGCAACTCTGGCGAACTGGCTTCGATTGACGCCCAGATCGTTTACAAGAACGACAAGTTCACCTACCGACCGGGCATCGACCTGGTGCCAGCGCACGAGCCGGATTGGTTCGGTGACCGAGGCGACATCGTTGGCGTGTACGCCGTGGCTAAGATGAAGGACGGCGCTGCCTACGTGGAGATCCTGTCCAAGAAGCAGGTGGAGCAGGTGCGCAATGTGAGCCGCGCCAAGTCATCCGGCCCGTGGGTGACGTGGTGGGACGAGATGGCCCGCAAGACCGCCATTCGCCGACTGGCTAAGCGCCTGCCGCTGTCCACCGATCTGGACGGCGCACTGGCCGAGGACGACGATCTGTTCATGCCGCCTGAGCCTGTGGCGCAAGAACAGACACAGCAGGCACCAGAGCAGGAAGCCGCACCGCGCCGCCCATCTCGCCTGCAGAAAGTCGCCGAGGCCGCGCCTGAGCCTGCCGTTACGCCGCTGGACGATGACGGCGTGATCGACGTGGACGCCACGCATATGGCTGAAGAGGCTGACAGCCCGATCTGACGATTAAGGGGGAAAGCGGATGCTGACCGAATAGCGTGGCTGGAGCGCGAGTAGTCCAGTGCATCAGACGCAGCGAGTACCCCACCCAAATAACCAGAGGAACACCATGACAAACACATTCACCATCCGCACCGACAACCTGCCCAGCGTCCTCGATGACAAGCTGCTGACCACTGACCAGATGGCAGAGCAGCTTGGAATTCACCGCACTACCGCCGAAGCCTGGCGCTCCAAGAACATCGGCCCGGACTGGATCAAGCTCGGCACTGGCCGCCGCAGTCCTGTGCGTTACCGCCAGAGCGCTGTGGACAAGTATCTGGCGAGCATGGAGGCACGGAAATGAAGACGGATCGAGAACTTTTGGAACTGGCGGCAAAGGCAGCTGGTGTGCCGTGGGAGGGAGTGCTTCGTGACGACGGCGTATTTGTCCACGAAGGTAGGCAATGGAACCCACTTGAAGACGACGGCGATGCGCTGCGGCTGTCGGTGAAGCTGAACATTGACATCATGAACGCCACGCCGAGCGAGGACGGCAGCGAAGGGCAAAGCGTGACGTTCCCACTCCGAGGAGATTACGGCGCGATTACGGAGTGGCACGACACGACATACGGGAAGTTCGCAGCCACCCGCCGCGCCATCGTTCGCGCCGCCGCCGAGATCGGAGCGGCCCTATGAAAAAACGCCGCCGCCAGCCAGTACCAATCTACACCTACACGCTTCTGGACGAGCTGGCCGCCAGCCCGACTGAGCCTCTGCCTGCTGAGATACGCAGCCACCAACTGACGAGGATGTGGGCTGGCCTGCACCAGATCGAAACATCCGCAGAGCCAACCACCGACGACTGGCGCGTGTGTTCCGACGCGGTGAACCTGCTGGAAACTCTCATCACGCAAGGCGTGTGCGAGGACACACAGGGGCTGCTGATGGACGCCATCACAGCGCTTGCACTCGCTGGCCGCAGACACAAGGCAGGTGGGCACATCAGGCTCGACGCAGCAGGCATCCAGGCTGTGCGCGCAGTGCTGGAGGATTACGCAGCTGTGCTGGAAGTCCTGCCCGCCAGAACCATGATCCGCTGCCACCGCCTGACAGAGCGACGCATCCACGAGATCATGACAGGCCGCAAGAAGCCGCACGATGTCGAAGTAATGGACTTATAAAATCGTGTAAAAAACAACACATGCGTGAGTAAAGTGGTGTTATTATCTCAACACCAACAACACGAAGGAGAGAACGTGAACACTGAATCCGAGAATAAAGCTGCGCTCATCAAGAAGATGCTTGCGCGCAAGCCGTGGAGTACAGCGATAGATATTTCGCGGTCAACCGGCTTTAATGTCAAGACTGTCCGCAACCATCTTTCAAATATGCACATGCTTGGCCGTGTTGATTTGAAGCGCCAAGGTGGAATCCCTGTGTGGGCCATCAGTGAAGATCGAGCAGCAGCGGCGCCAAACGTGGCAGCGCCTCGCCGGATAAATGTGATGTCTGGCGACTATGCCTGCCCCGAGCTGCGCACCGATCTGCCGCCTGCACGCATGGCTGCGTTCAGCATGCCCAGCCGCATGGGTGACAAGCTGTTTTACCGCGACGGGCGGGTGGAGGTGGTGCAATGAGCGCGCAGCAAAACCTGGCGGCGACTGTGTTCGTCTATCGCCGCCGCATCGACGGTCGAATCCACGCCGAGTACATCGAAACCGCAAGGGTGATGAAGGATTCCCCCGACTGGGAACACCTCGCTACCCTGGAGCCGCGCATGTGGATTCAGGCGCACTACGACGCAGTAACCCAGAGCGACAAGCTGCTGGCGGCGCTGGAGGCGGTTACGGACGCGCCGGAAGGACATGATCTAAATAACGGCGACGTTGCTGCAATCAACAACGCCCTCGCCGCCATCGCTGAAGTGAAAGGCGCGTGATGCCTAAGAACCAAACATTCAGACCGATCTACGTGGACAGCTTCAGCGGATCGGCAGCCTCACTACCACCCAGCCGGAGAACGCCAGCAGGCGTGCTTGCAGCTTTATCCAAAGACCCACGCATCAGCACGTTTGATATGAGCGAGCTACTTTGGCTGCGCGGCTGCATCGACGCTCTGAAACGTACTGGACGGATCACAGAGGACACATCCGAGCCATACCCGTGGCACAAGTTCAACGTTGTTGAAGCGAAAGGCGGTGTGTGATGGGCACAACAACACAAGCCGTAGTCACTGACTACACATTTGGCGCGCTGAAGGTGCGCGTCAAAGGCCTTGGCGTTTACTTTGGCGGCGAGCATCTGCAGGCCGAATGCGACAAGCTCTCCAAGGAAGAGCTGCAGGCCGCAAACCGTGAAGCCTGGAAGCAAAAGCGCCAGGCCTCCAGGCAATCAGCCCGCATGGCCAATGCAACCGCCTATGGATGTACGCCGCACGACCGCGCCTGTCAGCACTACGACGTTGCGAGTGTGGTGTGCCGGGAAACGTGGAAGCGGATAGCGCAGAAAGGCGGTGTGTGATGAGCAACACCAACACAGGCGGGCCAGCGTTTCCGGTTCCGGCTAGCTGCGGCCAAGAAGAAGGCATGACCCTGCGCCAGTATGCGGCGATCAAGCTGCGCGTACCCTACAGCGGGGACGCATGGCTGGACGCGATGATCGAGCAGTCACTGCGTGACGATTTCGCGGCCAAGGCGATGCCGGTACACATGGCGGCGCTTTCA